AAATCGTAATCGTTAGGGCCGATGGAAATAAAACTGAAACCCTATCAGGACGGCTTCATCTTCACCGAAGCTCCGTTCCCGGCAATGGTATCAGCCTGGGGAACGGGGAAGAGCCTGTGTCTGATTCTCAGGGTTCTTAGACTCTGCGAACTATATCCGAAAAACCTTGCTTTGATCTGCCGCAAGGAATTTACGGACTTAAAAGACTCGACGATCAAGGACTTCGAGCTTTACACGGGCCTGAAGGTCGGATCGAACAAAGACGTGGTCCTACCGAACGGCTCGACGATCATGTTCCGGCACGGCGAGGAGCTAAACACGCTCCAGAATATCAACCTCGGGGTCTGCGGAATTGAACAGGCTGAAGAGTTCGACGACGACTCGCAATGGTTCATGCTCTTCGGACGCATGCGCCGCAAAAACTGCGGCAACCCCTCGCTTTTCCTCATCGCCAACGCCAACGGGGACAACTGGATTAACCGCCTTTGGCCGCAAGCCGGTGACCCCTCTCACAAGCCCTCGCCGGGTTATGAGCTCTACGAAGCGACGACTTACGACAACGCCGACGTCCTCCCGGAGGCGTTCTTGAATAGCCTCGAGACGCTCCGCGTTCAAAAGCCCTCGGTTTATGAGCAGTATGTCTTAAATAGCCGAAAGGTCACCTCGGGGAAGATTTTCCCGATGTGGGACGAGCGCTTCCACGTCATCCCCGATCAAGAATTCCCCGAGTGGTGGGAGACCTTCGGCGCGATGGACACGGCCGTCGCGTCAGGCGTCTTCTGCGCCAAGCTCTACAAGGTGACCCCCGACGGCGACGTCATCGCCTTCCGCGAATACTACGCCAAGGAGCGCCTGATCTCCGAGCATTGCCGCTCGATCCTCGAGATGGCCGAGGGCCACCAAGTTTCTGTGTGGTACGCCGACCCGTCCGCGTTCAATAAGACCCGCGAAAAGATGGGCCGCCTCTACTCGGTCGCAGACGAGCTTTTAGACGCCGGCATCACGGTGGTCCCGGGCGAAAACGACGTCAACGCCGGCATCAACCGCATGGGCGAATACCTGAAGGTCGATCTAAACCGCTTCCACCAATTCCACAACATCCCCGGCATGCCGCGCTTTATGGTCACCGAGTCTTGCGTGAATACCCGCCGGGAGATCCCGAATTACCGCGAAGTCCCGAATAAGATTTCAGACCGCGGGGACCGCAAGTGGATGCCGTACAAAAAAGATGACCACTCGGTCGACACAGACCGCTACGCCCTTATGAGCCGCCAGTCGGCCTCGATTGAGCCCGCAAAGGCCGCCCCGCGCCACACGCCGGGATGGTATCTCGAGCAGAAAGAGCAGAAGTTCGTCCATTCTTCGAGGGGTTTTCGCTCATGAAAGCGGCCCTCTTTATTTCGCTTTGCCTGGTTCTCGCCGGCTGTGCCGCGTGTGAGAAATACCGCGAGTATATCCGTCTGACCGAGGGCATAAACGCATGAAGCCCGTCGAGACCCAAAACCTCACGATCAGCCCCCAGGAAGTCGCCTACTGGATGGGCGAAATCCAAGCCTCCGAGGACTTCCAGCGGAAAGAATTCCTAGACCGCATGGGCTACGAGAACCTCATCAAGCTCTACGAAGGCGACCAGAACCCGGTCGAAAACTCGCCTTACTCCATCACGCAGATGGACGAAATCTACCCGGGCGTGTCGTCGATTATCTCGAATACTTACTATCAAGACCCGTCCATGAACGTGATAGCCAAGCACCCGGACGCCGAGAAGCCGATCGAGCTTCCGCTGGCCTTCCAGCTCTCGCGCCAAAGCACCGGCGCACCCCTCCCGAATACCGGCGCCACGTATTCCGACCTCATGCGCGACGCCATGAAATACGCGGTGAAAAAGCACGGCCTCAAGCCCGAGGCCCAGATGGCGCTTTTTGACTTAATCGCCGCGGGCTTCTGCGTCATCGAGTGTAACCACATGACTATCCGCGAGGCGGGCGAGCAGCAGGCCGAAGCCGAGCAGCCAAGCCTCCCGGGAATGCTCGATAAAGCCATCGAGTCCATCGAGCGGTTCGTAACGGGTAAGACCGACGAGGCCGCCCAGACCGCCGACCAGGTCGCCGAGAAGGTGGCCAAAGAAACCGACTCCCAGGGCCGCGACTACATCCTCGACTCGACCTACATCGAGCGCTGGAACCCGGTGGACATCCTTTTTGACTATCGCGCCAAGGTCTTTAAGAAGTCGCGCTTCATCGCCAAGCGCGTCGAGATGACGATCGCCGAATTCAACACGACCTTCCCGACGTTTAAGGGCAAGATCCCGGCCAACGAAAAGCGCTCGCTTCTCTATTCCAAACACAGCGACAAATCGCACTCGGAATGCGCGGTGGTCTACGAGGTCCAGATCAAGAAAAAGTCTGGCGTCTGCGTCCTAAAGCTCGCTCGTGGCATTAAAGAAGCGCTCGAATACTACCCGCTGCCCTTCACAACCAACGGCTTCACGCTGAAATACGGCTCACTCGACAAATACGGCAAGCTTTACCCGGTCTCGCGCCTTTACCGCGCCTCGAAGCCGCAGAAGGAGCTTAACCATCACCTGACGATCCAGACCGAACACGCCGACCGCTCGATGAAGAAGGTCGCGGTGTTCATGAATGGGCTTAACAATGCAGGCAAAGCCCAGATCAAAGACCCAGATATTTACGGCATCGTCGAAAAGCAGGTGGCGACTCCGGTGTTCGAGCCCTTCCCGTCAGGCGGCGTAGCGCCCGAGAATGAAAGCCTGCAAATGAAAATGGTCGAGTCGGTGAATAAACAGCTTGGCACGAATGAACTGGCCAAGTCCGGCCAGTCTGACTCCGAGTTTGCGACCCAGGACCAGCTCAAGGCCGAATCCTTCGCCGAGAATACCAATTCCGTCAAAGACGCCTTGGCCGATGTTCTGCGCGAGGTCCTCGGGACGCTCAAAGACATCATCATGCAGATGTGGGACGGCGAGGACATCTTCAAGGTCACAGGTAAGCACGGCGGCGAGTTTTGGTATACGCCCGAAATGGGCAAACTCTCGGACATCTTGATCGGCGACTACGACATCGACGTGGATATCGTATCAGCTGAGCGCCCGAACCCGATGCGCGACCGAAACGAAGCGCTCGAGATATGGCGCCTTTTAAGCCTCCCCGAAACGCAGATGTTTTTGCAGTCGAAGGGTAAGCAAGTATCGCTTGCCGCCTTCGACAACGTCTTAAAGCGCTACAACACGAGCCTTGATTCGGTGACAGAAGACGCCGCACCGATGGGCCCGATGCCGATGGACCCCCAGGCCGCGCCTCCGGTCGATGGCCTGCCGCCCGACCCGGCCGCCCCGCCCATGCCGCCCCAAGAGGAGGAGCTTTCCGGTGCCGCTCTATGAGTACGCCTGCGACGACTGCAAAGACCCGGCGGGCGAACCCCGAAGGGTTGAAATATTTAAGCCCTTTAGCGACGCATCGCGACGAGAATCCTGCGCTCTATGTGGCAGGCCACTTCGGCGGATTTACTCCTTACAGGCGCCACCGAACTTCAATGCGTACTACGAGCCTTTGTACAAGACCACGATTACCTCAGCCTCCCAGGAGCGAAAGCTGATGCGTCGCCACGGCCACGTCGACGGCGAGCCGTTCCGGAAGAAGTATTCGGCCCATATCAAAAACGCCGCGCGGAAGGCCAGAAACCCGCATTCGGTCGTATTCGGAAACCCAAGGAGGAAGGTCGCGTGAACGAACAGCTCGAGCCGGTCGAACCCGAGTTTAAGACGGTTATGGAAATTAAGATTTCAAAGGACGGGCGCTGCCAGGTCACCGGCCCCGTTCACGACAAGGTCGCCTCATACGGGATCCTTGAGATCGCCCGCGATGCGATCAGCGATTTTCACAAGCAGCAGAAGGGTCCGCAGATTCACAAGCCAGAACACCGGATCATGGATTTCTTGAGGTCAGGGAAAAAATGAAAAAGGAATCACTCATCGCCTCGAAGCTAAAGAAGCGCCCGAAGGGTTACGAGCAGCTTAAAAAGTCGCTCGCCAAGCCCCCGCAGACTCCGTCTGCCGTGGCGACGTCTCGAGGCTAGACAATTTGATTTAATCCCCCGACACGATCCGGCCGGGTCGTCCGAGGGATCCCGATAGCGGTAAAAGCCCATGCATGGGCGGGTGAGACGCGAAGACCTCGCGCCTTATTCGCCCATTTTTTATTGCTATCGGGGCCAAGTTTTCGCGTCCGGACCTTCGATCACCGTAGTCGGATACCGGGCCGACCCGGGCGCGATCCAAGAGTGCGGAAAGACTCCGCATACGTTTGCGGTAGATCGTAAACCGCCAAAACGAAAGCAGGTCAGCGATGGAAAACGAGCCTAAAGAGACGTTCGATAAGGCGGTCGACTCGGTGGTCGACGGTCATTTCGACCGTGGGGCGGCGGCCCCGGAGGCGAGCTCCCCTCAAACAAGCGCACCCGAGCCCAAGGATGAAGGAGGGAGCGACCCTCTAAAAACGCCCAGCAATCCGGCGGCCGGCGGGGAAAAGGTCACACCTGGAAAGGAATTCGGCCCCGTTCCTTACGACAAGTTCCAGGAGGCCATTCGTAAGAGGCAAGAAGCGGAGAGGCAGCTCCAGAATTTCTCCTCGCTTCTTGACGACCCTGAAGTGTTCAAGCGGTATCTCGAGCGGCAAGGGTACTCGAAAGACGAGATCCGCGAGGAAATGCGCTCGCGCGGCATGGCGGTCCATGAACCGGGCCAGGCCAAGTCGATTTATGACCGCGTGATGGAGCGCGTGTACGGAGATCGGGCGCACGCTTTGAAGCCAGAAGAAGCGGCCGAAATCCGGAACATCGTGGCCTTGATCGAGGCCGCCTCGCGTGAGATCGCCGACGAGACCACGCGCCCGCTCAAGGGCTTTGTGGAATCAAAGCAGCGTGAAGAGGCCGTCGACGCCGAGCTTTCTGAGGCCGAAGAGGCAGCCAAGGAAGACGGCATCGACTTTGAGAAAGAGGCAATCCCCGGGATGCAGCTTCTTCTCAAGGAAATGCAGGATCGGGACCCCCGGTATCGCCGGAACCCGCCCTCTGCCATGTTCCTCTACAACGCGGCCGCCAGGCGAATTCTGAAAGAAAAGACGGTTTTAAGGGGTCGTCAGGAAGCGCGGGACGAGAAGAAGGGCAACGCCCGACCGCTCTCGCCTCAAGTCACCGGGAAACCCGCCGAGCCGAAAAAGCACGTCAAAACCGCCGATATCGACGCGGAAATTGACGCGCAGCTCGACGCGATGGGCTACCGGGGATAAAAGCAAGGACTCGAAAATAGATGGCAACCATTACGGTTCCCTCGCAAGAAAACGCGAGCATTTTTGAGACCCTCGCCACCCATATCTTCGAGAACCACGGCGAAGAGATTGGCAACGCGGCGATCGCCAAGAACTACACGATGATGATGCTGGACCGCAAAGGGTCCAAGAAAATCGTCGACGGCGGTCTGGATTTCGCGGAGCCGGTCCTTATCCGTGAGAACTCGAACTTCGGCTTCGGGAATGCCTATAGCCAGATCGACGCTGACTATCAGGACATGACCCGTGAGTTCAAGTTCGACCCGAAGGTGTATCGGGGGACGTTGGTCATCAATGCTCTGCACGAAGCACAGAACGACGGCCGGTCGGCTATCAAGAAGCTTCTGAAGACGATCCGGCTCCAGGCGGACACGACGATCGAAAACGACATCAACGCGGCTCTGTGGACGGCGTCGCCGGCCGCGAACGCGCCCGAGTCGATTCGCTCGATCGTTTCCGACACCCCCACGACGGGAACCCTGGGCGGCATCACGCGCCTGGGGAACTCCTACGCGCAGAATGGAGCGTATACGACCGCGATCACGGATATCGGTTCCGAGGCCGGCCTGTCGACGCTCCACGCTGAACGCGCCACGATGGGCGGCGATGCGAAGACGGCTCCGGATATCGCGGTGACCACCCCTATTCTTTGGGGCGGTCTCTTCGGTTACATGGACAACCTTCGGCGCATCAAGGCCGATGAAGAGGTCGTGAAGCTCGGTTTCGACAATTTCTACGTCGGAACCGCTCTTCTGGGTCATGACGCTGCATGCCCTGCGAGTCATTTTTACTATCTGAACTCGCGGCATCTGTTCTTCAAGATCCTGAAGAAGGGCAATTTCGTGTTCGAGCCGTTCTCCCGCAAGGATAACAGCCTGAACTCGACGTCCATCTTCTATCTCTTCTACAACCTCACCACGAACCTGCCGGCGGCCCACAAGGTCCTGACGGCGGTTTCGACGACCTAAAGGGAGAAGCGACCATGAGAAAAGCTCTTTTTGGCTTCCTCGCGCTCCTTCTTTCCGCGGGCGTGGCGATGGCCTACGACCAGCCGGTCGATCCCGGGCTCGTTGAGCATGGGGGTTCGTCGGCTGCCGAGGGCGTGAAAGTCTACCGTCTGGTCCGGAACCCGGTGGTTCTGGCCAACACGGGCTCTTTCAGCTCCGGCGAAGTCGTGGTTTGGGACACGGTGTCCGATGACAACGTGACGGTCAACTATCCGAGCCGGGTCGGCATCACGGGTTCGAGTGATGCTGTGGCGGGTGTGGTTGTTGGGACGATCCCGACGGCCGACTCGACCGGCACGGCGGTGACCGATCTTGGCAAGCGGAACTGGGGCTATATCCAGATTTACGGTAAGGCCCTGGCTTCGGTTGACGGGACCGGCATCACCGTCGGTCGCGGTCTTCGCGCCTCGCAGTTTGACGGCGCGTTCGTCGCGGCTGAGACGACCGATTCCGGTGGCGTCGCGTTCGCGTACGACACCACGACCACGGGGCAGATCGAAGTCTTCGTGAGGAATCGTTAAGCAATGAAAACAGGCGTGTGGGGGTTCGTTCTAGCCGTTCTGGCGGCAGTCGGCTCCCACACGCCATGTTTTGCCGACGAGGTGGAAGTGCCGTTCTCGGTCTACGCCGAGCGCTTCCAGGCCGAGGCCAAGGAAAAGGGCCTTAACCTTTCGTGCGCCGACGAGGCCGACGGCTGCATCAAGACAAACGGCACATTTTTTGTGGTCATGACGTACAAGCCCCTGACCGAAAAGGGGCGTGAGCTGATTAAAGAGCTTTCGTTTAAACACATGAGGCGGTAATGGCAAACACGACCTTTGCGAACTTAAAAAAAAGCTGCCTCCGGAAGGCCGGGAACTGGTACACGGCCTCCGATTCGACGCTGCTCGAGGTCGCGGGCGGCCTTATTAACGACTGCATTTCGACGATCCAGGCGCTTTCGCCCGATTCGCTCTACTGGCGAGACTTAGACAACACCGTCTCGACGACCGCCTCCCAAGCCTACGTCGACCTTTCGGAAACCGACATCCTTCAGATCCTAAACGTCTACCAGCGCGAATCCGACACGAAGCTGACGCGCGTGGACCGGAGAACCTTCGTGGGTTTGAGCCCGGACACGACGGCGCATTCGGGGACGCCCGACCTCGCCTACGACGAGGAGCAAATCCTAAACGTGAGCGGCCAGAACATCTTCCGTCTCTATCTTCTGCCGACGCCGGGGAGCGCCATCACGATCCGCTACGACTACATCAAAAACGGCCGCTTTACAGCAGACGGAACGGCCGCCGACTCCGAGTTTTGCGCCCTGCCGTCGACGTTTGACCCGCTTATAGCCGCGATGTTTAAGCCTCGCTTTTTAGAGGTTTTAAGCCCCCAGGATACCGGCGCGATCACGAAGGCCGAGAATGCCGAGAGCGAGGCGATTTCGCGTTTCTTGCCGCTTCTCACCTCAAAGATTGACGAGTCTTGGCAGGTGGGGTCCTTCCGGTACGCCCGGAACCGAAAGCCCTTCACCGTATCCGCAACCCCGACCCCGTCATGAGAATAGACGAGCTAAAGCTTAACTTCTCCGACATCCGCGAGCGGCTTGTAATTTTCTTTGTCCTCCTCATGCCGTTCTATCTAAACCACTCGAAGAACTTCGGAAACCTCACGATGCGCGTGACGCATGAGCATTTCTTCGAGCTTTTCGCGATCTTTATATTCGCGTTCATGATCCGGAATATTTGGGTCGCCATCGGGCTTATCTGGACGCTGTTTCTCCACATCTTCCACGACTTTACCGGCGGCGTGTACCTCCGAAACATCTTTTCGTTCGCGATTATTTATTTCGTCGCCCGGGAAATCATGACGCACGAGCTTAGCCGCCGGGTTATAAGGGCGATCCCGATCCTCCTTGCGGTCCAGGTCTGGATGATGGTTCTTCAGATCATCCGCTTTGACGTTCTTTTCAACTCCGACCAGGGAAACCGCGTCGAAATCGTGGGCTTTATGGGCCTTAAAGCCATCTCCGGGATGTTTATCGCGATGCTTATCCCGTTTGTCCATCCGGTCGTCGGTTTACTAAGCCTGGTCCTTATCGCCGTCACGTCCGAATCAACTGGCGCTCTCCTTGGGGGCGTGGCGGCGTTTGTTTTTTCGCTCTATCACCGATCAAAGCGCCTCTTTATCGCGGCGCTTGTTGTGTTGACCATCGCCGCCGGCGCCTTCGCTTACAAAGACTCTTTCGCCGGGATGTTCACCGACCGCGCGCGGCTCTGGAAGGTTGTCTTAAAGGACGCGGTGACGCACCCCATCGTCGGCTTTGGCCTTGATTCCTTCCGGAAGGTGACCGACAAAAAGCCATTCATGTATTTCAAGGACGTGCCGACCCAGGAAACGGGGAAGGCGATACCCACAAAGGACGGCTTCTTCGGTGACGCAAAGGTTTTCACGCCGGACGCCACGGCCGACCCCTGGGATAACGCCCACAACGAGTACGTCATGAATTTCATGGAGTTCGGGATCTTGGGACTCCTCATCCCGTTTTTTCTTTTCCGGGATTTGGCCCGGCGATTCCGGCCGACCGAGGCGTCGGTGGCCATCGGCGGGTATTTCATCGCGCTTCTTGTCATGTCGATCGGGCAATTTCCGTTTCATCTTGTCCGGATCATGTTTTTATTCCCGGTCCTATTAGCCATCTACGAATACGAAACCGTCTTTTTTACAAAGGAGTAAGTCATGGCAGAGAAAGCGGGCTTGACCCAGAAGAACATCGAAACCGTGAACGAGTTTCAGAAGGAAATGGAGACTAAAGCGCTTCTGGCCAAGTCCATCCAGGAACTCGACGCCCAGCAGAAGTCGATTAAGGGCGTCATCCGGCAGCTCCAGGCCGAGTACAACGAAAAAGACAAGCAATTCCGGCAGATTTTGGCCGAAATCGGCTACCAGTCGAACACCCTGGCCAATATCGAGCGCCAGATCGCCCAAAAATCGAAGGAAGCGCTCGACCGGATCGCCGAGAAAGAAAAAACCCTCGACACGCACGTCGCCGAGTACCAAAAAGCCCGGAACGAATACGAGGCTCTCTTAAAAGAGCAGCGCCGCCTGACCGAGGAGCTAAAAACCAAGTCCCAGAAGCTCACCGAGGACTCGGACCGCTTAAAAGCCTGGGTTGAGACCGCCACGCAGTCGATCAACGACCGCGAGAAGGCCTATGCGGAGTCGCAGAAAGCCGTCACCGACGACGTGAAGAAGCTAAAAGCGGCCAAAGAGGCGGCTGAGGCCGCCGAGAAGGCCCTGGCGGCCAAAAAGGCCGAATACGCCAAGACCGACAAGGAATACGCGCTTCAAAAAGAGGCCCTCGACAAGCAGCGCGAGGCGCTCGAGGCCAAGCGCCAGAAGGACGAGGACGACTACAAGGCCGCGATGGAAAAGGTCGTGACGCTCAAGGCCTCCGTCGAAGCCGAAAAGCGCGACTTAAAAGACCAGGCCGATGCGGTCCGCGAGGAGCGGCTTCGCGTGACGGCGCTTGAAAAGCGCGTGAACGACCTCATCAAGCGCTACAACCTCGAAAAGGAAGCGAAGGGTTAAAGCGTGTCGGACATCTCACTTGAACCGCTTTTAAATTCGCGGCTCGTTAAAGGGCCTTCCGGCCCCACGACCAACCGCCAGGTAACGCTCGTCTCGGGTACGCCCAAGAAGGTGACACCCACGTCGGGTTGCAGCGCCATGCACATCTTTAACAATACCGCCGTCAATATCCGATACGGCGGCTCGGGCGTGGACGGCTCGTCTGGGGTCGTTTTGTTTAACCAGTCGACGCTTGTTATCAGCTCGCCGAAATCGGATTTCGAGATTCACTTTTTCCAAGGATCCGGAAGTGACAAAACGCTGGATATTGTCGAGTTTTTTTAGCCTCGTCCTCGCCTCAGGCGTCGCCCTGGCCGACGGCCCGAGCCTTCCTCCGCTTACGGTGGAGGAGCAAGACGGGAGTCCCGCTGTTATTCCGGTCCTAAAGATCAAAGTCTCGAACGGAACGCTGACCGATGACACCGGCGGGACGGTTTCTCTTACAACGGGCGGTGGTGGTAGCTCCGGTAGCCCCGGAGGTTCCAACACGCAAGTCCAATTTAATGACGCCGGGTCTTTTGGAGGGGATGCGGGGCTTGTCTACAACAAAACCACAGACAGCCTTTCGATAAACGGCGATGTCACGATTTCTGGCGACAACGTAACACTTGCCACGAACACCGACCGCTTCGTTCTTATGGCGAACGGTTCGACATACGCCCCGGAGGCCATCGACCTCGGCACCGACACGACCGGAAATTATGCGGGATCCTCGTCAGAGGGCGGGGCCGCGACGACGGCGACGGCCCTAGCCGCAAACGGCGCAAACTGCACGGCTGGCAACTATCCTCTTGGCGTGGATGCCTCCGGAGCCGTTGAAACCTGCACCGCCGATGACGACGTTCCGGATGCCGGTGAGGTGAGCGATACCGCTCTTGCCGCTGGTGCTGTGGATGGCGGGAACGCCGGAGAAATTGAGGATGCGAGTGTTACTGCCGATGACCTTGGAGCGGATTCGGTCAGTTCTTCCGAATTAAACGCCACGGGTGTTGAAGCCGAGCTCGAGGCCGTCCTAGACCTAAACGAACTCCAAGCTCAGATCGGAGACGCCCAGATTGCGGACGGAGCCGTGGACGGTGGTACGGGTGGCGAGATCGCGGACGGATCACTCACGACGGCCGACTTGGGCTCAGGCTCCGTAGCAGACGATGAACTCGCCACGACCGAGTCGATCCAGCTTCAAGTCCAGAGCGCCAAGGTGACTGGGGCCTTTGTGACGGCGACGGTCAGCGGAGCGGACACTTCGACCCAGGGCGCTCAAATTGACGCCGGTGACGGGAACTGGCGGCTTCTATTCGACGCCACGACCGACGAAGCGGCTGTGTGGGACGTAAGGCTCCCAGACTATTGGGCCGCACATTCGGAACTCAAAATTATGTACTCCATGACATCTGGCACAGCAAACGAAGTCGAGTTTGAAGCCGCCATCATGTGCATCTCGCCCGGGGATGCTGCGGACATTGGAACCGCGAGTTTTGCGGCTGCTGCGGTTGCAGCGGACACGGTTCCGGGTACAGCCGGACACCCGGATGCGGTGAATATTACTCTTACCGACGACTCTTGTGCTGCTGGGGATCAGATGTTTATTTACGTCTCAACAGATGCGGATGACGCAACAAACGACGACGCAACCGGGGACCGCGAGGTGGTGGACGTTCTTTATGAATTTACTCGTTAGCCTCCTTCTTCTCGTCTCAACGACCGCGTTCGCAAACGTCGAGTACGACGGGACCGATGACATGCAGTCCTGCGGGACAAGCGACGTCATTACCGAAAACGGGGCCATTACGATTTGCTGGTGGGCCAACCGAAACGGGGCGGGTGGTGGTGGTAATGCTCGTATCCTACAGCGTGGCTCGGTCGTTTTATTCTTAACCGGGACAGGATCCCTTTCTTACGAGTTTCAGGTGGCTGGAACAACGACGCTCCGACGCGCAACGGCCAATAGCACGATAACGGCCGATACTTGGGAACATTGGTGCGTGAAATGGGACGGCTCAACAACCGCCGCAAACGCCGATATATTTAAAAACGGAACCGAGACGACCTACCAGGCGACTGTGAACGGCGCCACGCTCACCAATAACTCGACCGACACCCTCTACATCGGGAACCGCGCTGACGGCCTCCGTGCCTGGGACGGGTTTATTGATGAGTTTGCGGTTTGGAGTTCCCAGCTTTCCAACGCCGAGATCGCACACCTGGCGGCCAGCCGGACTCGAGGACTCCCACTTCAAATTAGCCCTTCGAGCCTTAAATATTACCTCCCGTTTGACGAGTGCGCCGAAGGGGCTGCTTGTGCCACCGCCTCGATGTTCCGAGACCGCTCCGGCCAAGGCAACCATTGCTCACCGTCCAACAACCCGACCGGCAGAGGGGGAGCGATCCTGTCGTATCCATGAAAAAACTATTTGTTGTCGCTTTGCTTTTAACACAGAACGCCTACGCCGAGGAAGTGGTGACGCATTCCGGCTCTACATACCACGGCTGCTCGTCCATCGGTAATACGAGCGTGTTTCTGACCAACCCAAACGACTACAGCACAATCAAGCCCGGATACATCTACCTTCCGAATGGGTGTAAGAGCCTTCCGGCGGTTCCGGCCAAATACCTAAAGGTCGAAAACGGCTCTGTCGCTGAAATGACGCAGAGCGAGAAAGACGCAGTAGACGCTCCAGACCTTGCCGCCGCAACGCTTATATCCGAGCGTGAAACGCTTCTTTCTCAGATTGAGGCAGACGACACGAACTGGGCCAGCATGACAACCGCCCAGAGGCTGGCGGTGGCTAAAAAACTCCTGAGGCTTGAGGTGCTTAAAAAAAGGCTCGGAGGCAATTCATGACGCGCAGACAGATCCTCAGACGAAACAACGTCCGTTACTGGCTCGTTGTTTTGGGCTATTTTGCGCTTGTTTTCAGCGCGAGGCTCTCCCATGCCTAAATTCACCGTCGCGCCGCACGGCGGCTTAAACCTCCGATTCCCGCAGCATCGCCTGACCGATAGAAAGACGCAGAAGGTCCGGCGGCTTGTGAACTTTATCTCGCTTGATGGTGTCATTAAGAAAATGAAGGGCGCGGAGCGCTATGATTCGACCTCCCGCGGCGCCTCATGCACCTGGCTTAAACGCATCTATTACGAGGACAGCGGGGACAAGAAGCGCTATTTATTCGCCATCATCGACGGAAAGATGTTCCGGGGGACGGATCACAACCAGCTTTTAAACCAGGTAAAGATCAGCAAATCTTTCGACTCCCTGATCGACCCGAACGTGTTTCCGCTGGACTGCACCATCAAGGTCGCGGACGTCGTTTCAACCTTCGTCGTCGACGGGAAAAACTTCTTTAAATTCAACGGCAACGACGGCGGGGAATGGGAGAAGCTCCCGACCAAGAACGACATCGACGGCAATGCGATCGAGCCGATCGACATGGTCGAATACCTGGACCGCGCGTTTGTCCTCGTCAAAAACCGGAACGTCATCATCCACTCGAAGAACCTAAACCCCGAGGTTTACGACGACTCGACAGACTGCGGAATCATCGACTGCCCGGCCGGGAAGGGCGGCTTCCCGCAGAAGCTCATCGTCCACCGGGGCTTTTTATTCGTGGTTCACGAGGACTATATCGCGCCGATTTCCGGTTCCTCCACGGCGACCTTCGGGATCCGGCCCGGCGACATAATCCACGGTTACGGCACGAGGGCACCGCGGTCGGTCCTGAATTTAAAAACTAAATTCGGGTTTTTGAACTCCTACGACAACGAATACTACACGACCACCGGCACCCAGGACGGCACCAATGAGACGCCCGTTTCCTACGAAGCGCCGCTGTCGCGCCTCATGAACCTCGTGAAGGCCAAGGACACCGTGGCGCACCTGGATACTGAGCTTAACTGCATCCGGATTAGCTACGTCCCGGCCGGCGGCTCGAGGCTTAACGAGGAGATTCTTTTATCCCTCACCGAAGGCGAGGGCCGGGACGGCGGCGGCAAGTGGTGCGGCCAGACGCGCGGATTCGGCATCAACTGTTACGCCCAATGGAACGGCCGAAACGACCAAAACGAACTCACCATCGGCCGGTCCGATTCGGGCCTCGTCATGTTCATGAACCGGACGCAGAACATCGACGGAAGCCCGATGTTTGTCGATTTCGTCTCGGCCGACTACAGCGACGACGAGACAAGCGAGCTTCAGTTTGAAGAGTTCTGGATCGACGGAAAGCCCACGGGCGACTTCGGCATCCCGTTTTCCTACTACCTCGACAGCCGCTTGACGACCGTGGGGCAGCAAGACCTTGAAATGACAGGCGAGCAGATCAACCTCGGTTTAATCGAAATCGCAGACCAAGAGACTTTCGTAAACGGCTTTCGCCCCAGAATCGACCGCTCGAAAGGGCGGATGATCCGATTTCAGATCACGGGGAACCTTTTAAACCGCGACATCGAATTTAATACGATCCACGTTTTCTATAACAAGCAGTTTACGAAGTTCTCGAAAACTCTAGTCGGGAGATAGCATGAAACGCCGCCTTGCGCTTGTCTTTTCATTCATCCTTGCCACCCAGCCGGCCCAGGCCGGTCTGATCTCATTACCCGAATATTTAAGTGGTAACGACGTCACGATCTCGAACCTAAACACGACGAACACGACGCTCGAGGACACGATCAACGGCGGCATCGCCGGCGGCGGCGTGAATATCCAGCCCGGGTCCATCACCTCGATCGACATGGCGAACTCCATTTCTCCCGTGAAGCGCTGGGACGAGGCGTTTTCGGACTTTACGCCCTCGGGGATGCTCCCGGCGACCTCGGCGAACCTCACCTCGAATATTTCGGCGGGTGTGTCCTACGTGAACGGCCTCCGAATCGAGAAAAACGCGACCGCCAACACCTACACGGCCTCGAAAGACACGTATGTCTACATTTCAGAGACCGGAAGCTATCAATTCCAGGAAGTCGCCAACGGCGCCGCGGCCCCGGCGACTCCGGCAAATACGCTCCTCCTCGCGAAGGTCGTAACCGACACCGACAACATCACGTCGGTCTCGGACCTACGGTCGACGAGCATCACCATCACGGCGACGGCCTCGAACTTCCCGTTGAATTACCGCGACCAGGCCTTTATTTCCTGGGACTCGACCACAACCACCCACGTCGAGCCCGGAAACCTCGCCATCGGGACGACGATCTATACCCGGACCTCCGACACCTCGTCGCGGAACATCACGACCGCCGCGAACTGGATCGAAGGGGGTGTGCCGACTCTCACGACCCCGATCAAGGTCTATATTTACGCCTACAACGACTCAGGCTCCTCGTTTGATTTCAAATACTCATCCGCAGACCCGGTCTATTCGGATACCTCATCGAACACGGCCGGAATCCTTCGCTATTACACCTCGGGCGGCACGAACTACCGGGCGATTGGATGGCTTTTGGCCTCGGCCGACGCGGTGCAGTCCCACCACATCGGCAATTTTTACGACATGGGGGTCCGAAACGTCGTCCGAAACACCTACACCGCCGTCCGGGCGATCACGACCGCGATGCCCGCCGACAACACGACCCCGCTTATCAGCGAAGGCCAGGAGGTCTTCCGCGTGGCCATCGTGCCGTCTAACGCGAGCTCTAAGATCCGCGTAACGGCCAAGGTCTCGATGGCCCCAAGCACGAGCGAACGCGCGTCCGCTGCGCTCTTTGACGGCTCAAACCAGCTTCTGACGGCCCAGGCCTCGCCGACCGGCGCGACAAACCATCAGCTCACACTTACGACCATTCACACGCCCGGGACGACCAATTTTGTTGAATACAAGGTCCGCGCTGGCGGCCATTCGTCCTCGACCGCGTACTTAAACGCCAACGAATCGGGGACCGGGTTCTATAGCGGGCTCCTCAACACCTTTATCGAAGCCGAGGAGATCGGAGCGTAATGGAACGAATCATCGTCCCGAAAACGACACCCGAGCAAGAGGCGTTTTTGAACCGCCTGATGGACGGCGCGTTCGGCGCCCCTATCATCTTCGACTCGGCCCCGACGGCGTCCCAGCTAAACCCGAACACATGGGGGAAGCACTCGACCGATGTTTACGTGAAATTTTCAGACGGGGTCACATTAAAACTCACCGGAACCGTCGTTAGCTAAGGAGCCTATACGATGTCGATCTTCTCGAAGCTTTTCGGGTCTTCCAAGAAGGATGCCACCTACCGAGGCCCCGAGCCTTACGCCTCGCTCGAACAGGCCAAAGGCGGCCGCGAGTCGCTCGAGGAATTAAAGCGCCGCCTCCGAGGCGAGGGGGTCGGCTTCGGGGCAAACTACGCCGATCGCGCGGCAAGCCCCGTCATCGCCAGGATGCGAAACACCTACAACACGACGGTCCGGCCCGAGCTTGAGTCGGAACTGACCCTCACCGGCCGCCGGCGCGGGTCGGCTGGCTTCGACCAGTTACGGCGTTCCCTTATGGATCAGAGCTTCGCCGAGGGCGACGTATGGAGCGGCCTCTATCAGCAAGACGAGGCCCAGAAGCGAAACGAGATAAACGACGCTTTGGATGACATACAGGAATTCGCCCGGGCCGATGCGGGGCAGCAAGGGGCTTACGTTGGGCATGTGAGAGGACTCCATGATGCGGAGGTCGCAAGGGCCGACGCAAGGCGTGCCGCTGAGTCAGAAGGAATGAAAAGGCTCGGACAGGCTGGACTCTCTATCGCCGCGGCGCCTTTCACCGGCGGGGCATCGCTTGCGGCGCTTCCGGCGGTGACTAGCGCCTCGTCTCACGATTACTCGGGTATGGCTTCCAATCCACGGGCCAATATTGGTTATGGCCGCTCCGGAAATTCACTCAATCAGCGCTTGGCTATGAAAAGGGCCCTTATGGGAGGTTATCGCTAATGACTCCATACGAAGACATCCGGGTCGCTCTAGGCGGGCGCAGGAAGCCTCTAATCGGCAACGAGCAAACCGCGCATTTTGCCCGAGAACTGAAAAAGGCCGGAAACATCCTTTTTACGGGAAAGGATGAGTCGGCTGAGAAGTCGGACACTTCAGACCTCGACCTCGCCATTAAATACAACCAAGCCATGACCGGAACGCCCGATTTTGAACTTAAAAAAGCGCGCGTCATGGCCGACGTCCGAGGCCAGGAGGCCCTAGAGCTCGAACGGGCAAAGCGCGGCATGGCTCAACAGGACTATCGGGCGGCGCTTGAAAGGGAAGGCGGCGCTCCTCAGCGTGGACGCAAGTATGACGCGAGCCTGGGGGCCTTTGTAGACGAACCCGAGCCTGCGAGCGTCAAGACGCTGCGCCTTAAAGAACTGGATTCGCTGGCTGGCACGGCTGAAAACGTGCGCCAGCAATCCGGCGCAGTTGAACGCGCAACCCGGTCGCTTCCGAATGTCAAAACCGGCCTATGGCATAACGCTAGGCGCGGCTTTTTAAGACTGACCGGCCAGGACGTTCCAGAGCTTGCTGATTGGCAAGGCTTAAAATCCATTCTCACCAACACGCAGCTTGATTATTCGGACCGGACGAAAGGCGCGATTTCTGACAGAGAAATGGCGACTTTTGCGAAAGCCGTCGCCAATGACGACTTCGCGACCGTTATGCAGATGAAGCATGTGCTCAGGGCCTACTACGACAAACTACACGGTGGCCTCGAGTCCGGTATGAGCGCCTACGAGGATATGTTCAACGACGATCCGAGAAAGTATAAGTCGTTGCAGAATCTTCCGGCTAAAGACCCGAATCTGTTCGGCGACCCCCGAGCCGCCGGAGCGGCCGGACAGGGCAACACGCCAAACATGCCAAGCTTCGCAAGCCCCGAGGAAGCAGACGCCTCCGGCCTTCCGGCTGGAACGATCGTTATGGTGAGCGGGAGGAGGTACGAAATTGGGTAGATTCCTGGACGAACCGGCGGCGCCGAGGCGTGGACGGTTTTTGGATGAATCACCGTCACTTGTCGATGTATTGCCAGGAGCGCGAGCGGCGAAAATCGTCGCCGACAAATATGAAGGCTTAAAAAGTGGTTTTGCGGATAGGGTCTCTAAATTAGCCCCAGATAACATATCGGTTCCCGCGCCCCGGCTTGGTTTACACACGGCACTTTTACCGAACGTTATGCCTCTCAGGCCCGTCAAAATGCCCGCCAGACAAGCAATAAAGGAGGGGGCTGAGGCGGCTTTTGACATGGCGTCGGGTGAAGTGGCGGGTCCAGCCGTCAGGACTACGGGAGCTGTAATTAAGGGAGTCTCCAAAATCCCGTCCTGGATTGGAGGCCGTGCGATTAATTTCAGAATCAAGCCGAGCAATTATCAATTTTCTTACGGTCGCAATCCGGGACAGGCCGTCGCTGAAGAAATTGGCCCGAAGCTCACTATGGGGCAACTCGAGAGAGCTGTTGGAAAGCGGTCTGCTGAGTTGGGGTCTGACGTTCAATCAAGATTAGACAAAGAAGGTTACATTGACGTTAGCGACGCCTTTGAAAATTACCTGCAAAGAATCGGAAAGCTAAACCGATCAAAGCGGGCAAATAAAGGTATCGTTGGAGACCTAAAAGATCAACTGACCGATTTTGCTGAAACCGGAATGTCTGAGATGGGGCTTCGGATGGGAGGAAATCGAGCTTATATTCCCGCCAACAAAGCTTTGGAGTTTAAGCGATTTGTTGCGGACCAGGGTTCCTTTAAGTCCCTTGATCCAGCTACTCGTTCAGTCGCAAAAGCGGTTAATAAATTCCATGCAGACACCAATAAAGGGATCCGCAAATTTGATCCAATTGCTGGCCAGAAAAGCCATCGCCAATCGGAACTCATAGCGGCCGAGGGTGCTATTAAGGCCAGAAAAAACACAGAGCAAAGGTTTTGGCCGATAGCTTTGCAAGAGGCGGCGCTTTTGGGCGGCGCTGGAGCTGGCGGGTTTCTCGGCGCTGGCCCGGAGGGGGCAATGGCTATTTATGCGGCATTAAAAGCGGCTCGTAGCACCCCTGGAGCCACAACGCTCGCATCGGCCATGGGACGTACAGGCAAAGGGATGCGACTGGCAGGGGAGGCTATGCAGTCGTTTCCCGACGTCAGCCCAAGAAAAGCCTTGCTAAGAATTTTAAGTAATTCAGGAAAGTCTCTAACGGCGCGGACTTAATATCCGCGAGACGTGGAACTGAATTCGCGATATGCAAAATCCAATTCGCGCACGCGCAGACAAGGCTGATGCCAAAAGCGACCAAAATAATTTTTAAGTGCTTGTTGAGCGGTGGTTCTTTTTTTGGGCTAGCTAAATAGACCATAATCCGTCAATGAAAGTGGGGTTAGTGCTGTCTTTCAACGGAGCCGATCTTGTGACCATACTCGTCCTTAAAAACGTACGTCTCGGGCTGGGCGAATAGGTGAGACCCAGCCTCCTTCAGGCTTTGCGCGAAAGCAGCACGCCTTGGTGTGGCGCATCCGGTAAGCACCGCCAAGCAACAAAAAAACAACGCAAGTGTGTTTAATTTATGAGCCTTAGCGCCAGATGACAGGCCGTCAACCGACTTTTTTAACGTGTCCGTTGCAAAAGAGGCGAACCTAATCGCAGCTATGGCGAATACAAACAACAACCACTTATGCTTCATTAAAAAAGACTCCATTAATGTCCTTTCGTTTTTATACGAGTGCCGCGATCCCATAACTCGGGATACCCGGTTTTGACGCACCAAATAAACACGCGGATCATCGAAATTGCAAAGTATAAAAGGACAAATGATTCTGCGAGTGGGTAGATATCTAAAGAGATGAATATGGCGACTGCTCCGACAAATATGAATATAATCGCGCCTTCCCTGGCCACAAACCGCTTAAAGCGACCCATCAATCGACCCTCTCGACAGTTCCGACTTTACGACCAAGAGAATCCTTATACACATACTTTTCGCGCGGCGCCGGCGCGACGTACGGCCTCTCCTTCATTGATTTCCCAAGAGCCTGAACACCAATCGCAGACGCCTTCACAGTATTCCCAAGAAACCCTCGAACAGCGTCCCCAAAATTTCCTTTTCGCTTCCCGTCTCCGGCGTGGGCCGTCGATACAAATAACAAAACAGCAACGATTACTCCGTAGGCTGCCTTCATGGGGATCTCCTTGTTTTCATTCCTCATTACGGTAGCACAAGGAAAAGCCTTTTTGGCTAAATGGGAATGTTAATAAAAACGAAGGTCGAGGGAGGTTATGGGCCACTCAAACATTGATAACTGGCTGGATTACCTCATCAAGCGTTGGCCCGTTGCCCTGGCGCTCGTGGCGCTTATCGTCGGCGTCTCGAAGACGCAATGGGTCCAGAACGCCCAGGCTGACGAAATCCGCGAAATAAAGGAATCCATCAAGTCGTTCCGGTCCGTTCAAGCCGAATGGCCCTACCTCAAGCAGCGCGTCGAGGACGTGAATAAGAAACAGGACGAAATGGCCAAAAAACAGGAGCAAATGGCCGCCCAGCAGAACAGGATCGACTCGAAGCTCGATCTCTTACTCGAAAGGAGAGGCCGATGAGCGAAGAATCTAAGATCCTCGGCGTTTCGATCCGGGGGTGGCTGGCAATCCTGCTGACGACTACGGTTTGCGGGATGTCGATTCTTCGGGTGGAGGTTAAGGAGCCTTTATACACGGTTATCGTTATGGCGCTTTCTTTCTATTTCGGCCAGAAAACGGCGGGCTCCAATGGCAATCAGACCGGGACCGGACCAAAGTAAGCTCGCCAGGATCGACCGCAAGATGAAGTGGCACGTCGAAAACGTGTCGATGCGGTCGAAGGCGGCGGCCGTGAAGTTCAAAATAACGCTCTTTGGGATATTCAAGTTTCGGAAATGAAGCGCGAAATCCTCATGATCGCGACGGCGCCGGCGTGGCCCCTTTTCGCCATCATGTTCGCGTTCTTTGTCTTGGCCTTTTTTATCGTAAAAGGAGGAAGGCTCAAATGAGGAAGTCCATCATCACGTTCGGATTTTTAGTCTCGCTTTCGCGGGCGCTCTTTTCGCCCGTGCCTTGCGTGGCGAATCTGACGACCGGCGCGGCCGACGTGGCCGGGCAGGCGGTCTCCGGACTCGCAGGGGAGCTGGCTAAGTTCGGCCAATGCTTCGCGGCGAATCTTGACCATCAGATCAATTCAAATCCGGATATCGTCTGACGAAAAAGAACCTCCCCCGGTCGATCCTACCTGGACCGACTCGGGGGGTTGGTTCATTTGGAGCTCTGAGTGAGCGATCAGTTATTCACGACCCATAAGCATGAAATCGTCCTCGACCGATTCGGGGACGATTTTTTTATACCCGTCTTCTCGGACGTCCACCGCTACGCCTACAACTGCGACGTCGACAAGTGGCATAAAACGCTAGAGTTCTTTAAAAAGCTCGAAGCCCTCCATCCGGGTCGTGTCCGCTATTTGGGCAATGGGGACTACGACGACCTTGGATCCACGTCCGAAAGGATGAAGCTTGCTCACTCGGAATTCCACGACACGACATATGACTCACTCGACGATTATATGGACAAGAGAACGAGAGACCTCTGCAAAGAACTCGAATTCATGAAAGGCCGCGTTATTGGCCTTGTAGAGGGAAATCATCACTATAGATTTGCGTCCGGCGACACCTCCACGATGCGGATGTGTCACTACCTAGGAACAAAGTATCTAGGGGGTATTTCCATCATTCGTCTCGACTTTTTATATAAAGGAGCAAAGGTCGGAAAGCGATGCTCGTTGGACATCTACGCCCACCATACGGCAGGCTCGCGCGGAGGCGGCGGTCGGAAGGCCGGCTCATCGCTCAATAAGCTCGAGGACATGGCCGACGTTTGGGACGTCGATATCTGCATCGCCAGTCATGATCATAAAATTAATTCAGGCATCCCGGTCCGAATGTATCTGGATCGGCATATGAACGTGAAGCAGAGAGACATTCTACTTGTCCGAACAGGGAGCTTCCAAAAAGGATGGGTCCCTGGAAAGCAAGGCTACGTTCCGACTTTCAACGGAAAGCCAAACTTCCTGGGTTGCCCAATTATCAAACTCACCCCAATCCGTGAAGGCGTTCACACGCCACACGAAACGATCAGCATCAAGAAAGCGGTCCTGATGGGGGACTACTGTTGACAGTTCCTTTGGGCTCTAAATTCGACTCGGAGAAGCCGCGCTGGTCGCTCGTCCCGTGGCGGGAGCTCGAGGACGTCGTCCACGTCCTGACCGCGGGCGCCCGGAAATACTCGGATGGAAACTGGATGCACGTCGAGAATGCCCGCGACCGCTACTTTTCAGCGGCCATGCGGCACCTTGTCGCCTGGCAGGGAGGGGAGAAAAAGGACCCCGAGACCGGGCGGTCGCACCTAAGCCATGCGATATGTTGCCTTTTATTCATCTCATGGTTCGATAAGGAGGCCGAATGTCGCAATCCAAGCGAATGAGCTTCGTCGAGTCCCTGGCCAACGTGGCCGTCGGCTACGGAATAAACTGCGCGGCCCAGGCGATTGTCTTTCCGTGGTTCGGGATCCGCATACCGATAAGCCACAACCTGACAATAGGGCTTATTTTCACCGTTATTTCAATCGTCCGAAGCTACACCCTAAGGCGCATCTTTAACCGCAAATAATTGACAAATTGTGGCGGCCGCGCTAAACTTGCCTCTAGTAAAAACGCCATGAGCGTTGCCTTTCCTCTCTGCCAAGGGGGGTTGGGATTTCAAAGCCGGAGAGCCGCAAACTCTCCGGCTTTTCTTTTAACGTCTCGTCAGCTCATAAGTTCCAAGTTTAACCTTCAGAGCGGCGAGAACGAACCGTCTCAGTCGTTGTAGCCGAGGTAGTTCGCGTTGTTGTACGGGTTCCCATCGTTCGACGTGTCGCGGTAGTGACCGCTGACGTAGGTGCCGTCCTTACGGGAATACCCCTCGATCCAATCGATTTCGGCCTTCGCTTCCGACCCCGCCACCGAGAACACCAGCGCCAGAATGAAGAGCGAGAACACCGACTTCTTCATGGGACCCTCCTTTATTAAGGCCTAGAGTTTACCACGGAATTGACAGCTATAGACGACAGGTGGAAAACGGACAGTAAAAAGTTCCTTTCGGCAATCTTATAAAAGTCCGTGCAAAGGCTTATTAGAATTAAATAAGCTTAAATAAATGAATTGAACCACGCATAGGGGAGGAGTACACTTGGCCCTGACTTTTCCACAACGGAACAATCGTGTGGTAGAAGGGGTGGCATGCAGAACGACCCGATTTCGCTCTATCTTTCATTCCTTTCGTCCATTCGCCGCCTAAGCCCCGACGGCGTCCGCAAGAACCGCCTAGCGCTCGGCCGGATGCAGGCCCGGCTCGGCAAGCCCCTCCTCGAAATCCGCGTCGGCGCCGAGATCACGCAAGCCATCATCGAAGAATCAAAGGTCCGGCGCACCGACTGGAACGGCGGCTATAAAGACGACGGCCTCCACTTCTGCCACCACCTCGGGGGCCGCATGGTCCGCTTCTACGCCTGGGCCTTCCACGACGGCCTGATCGACAGGAACCCGTATCCGAAGAATCCCTTCCCGCAGCCGCCGAGGAGGGAAGCCAAATACCTCACCGACGAGCAAATCAAAATCCTTTATTCTTGCGACGCGCTCGAGCTGCGCGACTTCGTCCTGCTGCGCTTCTTTCTTGATACCGGCCTCCGCGTGGGCCAAGTCGTCGACGTGAAGGTCGAGGACATCGACTTCACCGAGCGCACCGTAAAGGTCTATATCCCCAAGGTCGACAAGTTCCACCGAGCGCCGTTCACCGAGATCACGCGGCGCTACCTTCTGGATTACCTCGAAATCCGCGGCATCACGACGGGCTATGTTTTCTCGAATCGTTGGAAAGAGAAGATCACGACGAACGCGATCCGCGACCGCTTTCATGCGATCTCGAAAAAAGTCGGCTTCCGCGTGACGCCGCACATGAAGCGCCACACCGCCGTCACGATGTGGGTCGAAACGCTCGGCCAAATCCCCGCGATGCAGTTCGCCGGCCACTCGGACCCGGGGATGACGAATCACTACACGCACCTGACAGGCAAAAAGAAGGTGAAGATGCAAGAGGCCGTATATAAAGAGAAGGCCCTGGCGCTACAGGGGGCGGGATTTGAGGATAGGAAAAATTAAAAAATAGGGGTTGACAACAAATGATACATAGTATATATTTGGTACATGGCATCGACGATCAATCTAAGAGAAGTCCCGGAGGACGTGAAGGCCGAGTTTAAGGCGGCCTGCGCTCGCCGTGGGGTCACGATGCAAGCGCGTCTTATCGAGCTTATGCGAAAAGACGCTATTGACAACACGAAGCGGCAGAAGTAAAGTGATCGGCGTGAAGAATCGCAAACAGGGCAAACTGAACAAACCTTTCGCCTTTGCCGGGCGGGGGATGCAATTCTGCAAAAGGCCTGCCCTGGCCTGCGGTTCTCTTCCGTCCGGTCTGTTTCAATCCCGTCAGGGCTCTTTCGGCCTCCTTACTTCCTAGCCTTCCCGGTGGTGGCCTCTGGCCTGCCCACCAGTTTGAAGTAGGAAGCTAACGGAAGACCAAAGAGCCCTGATGGGACCGAAAGGTCCTGTCAGGGCTTTTTTTACGCCCCGGCGCCCTTTCGGCGAACCGGGGCTTTTTAATGCTCCAGAAAGGCAGAAGCGAAGTGGAAACAAAGCAAGAGGTTGCGAAGCACACGCCGGGGCCGTGGGAAGCAAGGCAACACGCGCACCGAGCGGATGGTAGCCATACATCGACGATTGTTTATCAGAAAGATCAATACTCACCGGTGGCCATCGTCGCCTGTCATGTAGAGCTAAACAACGCCGCCCTGATCGCCGCGGCGCCGGAGCTGTTGGGGGCGTTGAAGGACGCGAAGCGGTGGATTCAACAGGTGCGCGAACAGAACGACGACTACGCCGGAACCGAAATGCCGGAAAAGCTCGCCGATGTGATCGCCAAAGCCGAGGGCCGGTCATGAAAACCCTCGTCAAGCGCGGCCGCCCCATGAAGCGCGAGTCCATCGTCGAAGAGGCGCTCATGGAAATCCAGTCCCTCGCCGACACCGGCATCCTCTACGCCAACACGCAGGTTCCGAACCCGGAACTCCGGAAGGCCGTCCGATCGATGTTTCACCGCATCGTCCGGAACGCCTTCGTGGCGCAGTCGGCCAACCGCGGGGAGAAGACCGCCACGCACGAATTCAACCGCCATATCGAGGAGCTCCTGGGCCATGAAGCTCTCAATTAACGCGGCCCTTCTGGCTCTCGCGGCCATCCTCGTCCTCGGCATGTTGGCCCTCGTCCTCATCTGGACCGAGGAGGCCGAAGCCGTCGAAATCAGCCTTCCGGCCATCGCGCAAATCGAAAGCTCGGGCCGGGATTTCGTCGTAGGCGACAACGGCCACGCCTTCGGGCGGTATCAGATCACCGCCCCCGTGATCCGCGAACACGGACGCTACACCGTCGCCGAAGCGAAAGCCTCTCCGGCCAAACAGGAGGAAATCGCGCGTTGGTATCTCGGAAAGCGCATCCCGGCCATGATACGCGCCTACGGGAGGCCCGTGACGGTCCGGAATATCCTTGTGGCCTACAACGCCGGGATCGCCTACGTAAAAACGGGCAAGCCGCTTCCTAAGACAACGCGGGATTATCTCAAAAAGTATGAACGGCTGACGGGGGTGGCGTCATGAGAAGAAGTCTGACCATCGAGCAAGTGATTGACGCTCTAAACAAAGGGGAAGTGCTGTCTATAGGCGAAGTATACGGCCCTGCCATGTATGTCGAGGACCAGGCCACCGCCGACCGCTACTTTGAAGCGCTCGTCCGGTCCTTGATGCGCTTGAACCATTGGAAAAAGGAAAGGGCGATGGCCGTAGCCAAACAGAACCTGGGCTACTTCTCTGGCTACTACAACAATGACGTCATGGGCCGCGTTTACAAAACGTTCTGCTGCCATCACCCGATATTTGGGGATGCCCGGACCGTGACGCCCGCCGAGGCTTTCGCCAAAGGCTGTGAAAGAGGGGAGGCCTCCAAATGACCGGCGACAACTGGCCCGTCTTCCCGCCGTACCTCCACGGCCTGAACGACGCCGGTCTCATCTACCTTGCGGAAGTGAAGCCCGTCACAGTCGAGGAAGTCCATTCAGCGAGGATCATAAAATGACCTTCTCTTGCGCCTGCGGCCAGGAATTCGACTGCTTCTCGGACCTGAAATATCACGTTTACGGCGCCACCGGCGGGGAAATCCGCTGCCTGGAAGCCCGGATCGCCGAAAACCCGGACGCTTGCCCCTGCTGCGGCTACGGCGACGGCCCCTGCGCCGAGCAACTGGCCGACGCGAAAGGCGACGCCGCCTATGACCGGGAGCATGGCCGATGAATGCTTGCTGCGGACGCTCCGAGTGCGTCGAATGCTCCATCTGCGGTCGGTGCCTTGAGACGTGCATGATAAGCCCCTGCCCGCCGCTCCGCGAGGAAATGTTTGCATGACCAAGGCCCTCTGCCTCATCTGCGACGGCGAGGCGACGGTATCTGAATACGCGGGCAGGCCCGACGTAGCCGCCTGGGCGCTCAGGAATTTCAAGATTTGCAAGGCGCACGAAAAGGAGCTCGGCTCCATGACCAACGGAAGCAAGCCGTCTGAGATACGGCTAGAAGGAGAAACGGCGATGGAAGACCAGTCACGCGCGGTAGCGGTACAGGAAGAAAAAAGTCCCCAAGAAATGATCCGCTTCGCCGTCGAACGCGGCGCGGACCTGGAAAAGCTTGAGAAGCTCCTCGCGCTTCAAGAGCGCTGGGAGGCCAACGAGGCCCGGAAGGCCTATAACCAAGCCATGACCGCGTTCAAGGCAAACCCGCCGAAAATCGAGAAGGACAAGAAGGTCGGATACGACTCGAAGCAGGGCGGCAAGGTTGGCTACTCTCACGCAACCCTTGGGAACGTGACGGAGAAAATCAGCGGCGAGCTTTCAAAGCACGGCCTTTCTGCCTCTTGGAAGACGAAACAGGAAGGCTCGAATATCTACGTGACATGCACCATCAAGCACGTCATGGGGCATTCCGAGGAGACGACGCTCTGCGCGGCCGCCGACGCAACGGGCTCCAAAAACCCGATCCAAGCCATCGGCTCTACCGTGACATATCTCGAGCGGTACACCCTTCTGGCTTTGACTGGCCTGGCCACGTACGACCAGGACGACGACGGCGCCGCCGCGGCGACGGAGTTCATCGACGACAAGCAGCTCAATCAGCTTCTTGACCTCATCGCCGACAAAGAAGTCGACATCCCGCGATTCCTCAAGTTCATGGAAGTCGAGTCGCTCGAAAAGATGCCGAAGGCCAAGTATCAGAAGGCCGTCAGCGCCTTGGAGGCGAAGAAGAAAAAATGACGGTCCTCGACTGCGTCCAAGGGTCCGAGGAGTGGGTGGCCGCGCGTTGCGGCCTGCTCACCGCCTCGAACTTCGACAAGATCGTCACCGCCTCCGGGGAGCCGTCGAAGCAGCGCCAGAAGCTTCTGTATCAGCTTGCCGGCGAACGCCTCGTCGGAGCGCGTGAAAGCGCCTTCCAGAACGAGGCCATGCAGCGCGGCTCCGAACTTGAGGCCGAGGCCCGGGCGCTCTACGAAATGCTCACCGACAACACCGTCGTCGAAGTCGGGCTCTGCTATAAGGACGACCTTCGCCTTTGCGGATGCTCACCCGACGGCCTTGTCGGAGAGGATGGGGGCCTCGAGATCAAATGCCCGAGCCTTCCCGTCCACATCGAATACGTCCTCGGCGGGAAGCTTCCGACCGAGTACGTCCAACAGGTCCAAGGGAATCTCTACGTCACCGGGCGCAAGTGGTGGGATTTCATGAGCTACACGCCCGGCATCCGGCCTCTCGTTGTCCGCGTCGAACGCGACGAGAAGTTCATCGAAAAGCTCGACGCAGCGGTCAAGGCCTTCGCCGCGGAACTCGAGGCCACGGTGGAGAAGCTCAAAGCATGCTGATTGAGAACATCTGCACGAAAAAGACCTACACGTCAAACGGCAAGGAAAAGACGCTCTGGCTGAACGTCGGAATCCTAAAGACCACCGGCGACGGCAAGCGCTACATCGAGCTCAATATGTTCCCCGGGACGCCGTTCTACGTCTTCGAGAAGAAGGAAAAGGAAAGCAACGGGGTCGACAACTTCTGATGCCCAAAGTCGCCGCGAAGGTTCTCGCCACAAAGATGGAGGAGGGGAAGCTCCTTGCCAAGTGCCAGTTTAATGGCAAATGCCCCCGTCCAGGCGAGACCTTCACGGCGAAATGGGGCTCGACCCGGTCCCTCTCTCAGAACGCGCTCTATTGGCGCTACCTGACCTATTTAATCGAGGACTGCGGCCTGAAAGACCAGGGCCACTTCAGCCCCGAGGCTCTGCACCTAGACCTCAAAACTCACATCCTCGCCGAGAAGCTTTTCGATAAGGGCCGATTCAAAGCCATCGAAGAAGCCACGACGACGGACCTGACAAAATCCGAATTTACCGAATACCTCCAGCGCGTCGATGAAGTCGTCCGCGAAATCTTCGACGTCGACACGTCCGATTTTTGGGAAAGCCTTGAGGAGCGAAAACTTTGAAGCCGAGCGCGTATAGCCGTACATTCCGCAGCCCCGCCAGGCCGGATAACCAAAAGCCCGTGAAAGTCGGGGCCTCGGCTTCATCCACTATTCACCGGCGTCGTTTAAGCGCAAGACACGCGGATCTCGAGACGCGTATGCGGGACCAAGGGGCCCCGTCCTTGTCCGGAAGAGCGGACGGAACAGCCTCGCAACCCGCCGCCGGTGAATGCTCGATGCACAACGCGGCGCCCGGCGGCGTTCCATGCGCGCAATGCATGGCCGAGTACGTTCGGCAGGTGGCTGCTTAAAGCAAGTTTTGACGTGCGCGGCGTGGCGAGATGACACGCGTTGGAGGACGGGGCGTAATCGCCCAGAGCTGTACCAATACCTGAAGTGGCTAGTTTTGGGAGACCAACTGCACTAGGCCACAGGGTATCCGGGGCAGGACCGGACGCACGTCGCCTTTTATACACGAGGACAAGACGGATGAAAAACCCCGGAATCGCTGACAACGCCCTGCCCGGTTATAGCCTCCCCGCAGCCGTCACATCGCTTCGGATGGTCGAAGGCCCTCTCGCAGGCGCACATGCCTGTATAAGTCACGCGGTTCTGAAGGAGGACGTAGGTTCGGTGCATAAAAAAATTTTATCACGAGGGCTTAATTTCGCTTGGATGGCTGCGGCATGAAACTCGCCTATATCGCCGGCCCGTACCGTGCCAAGAATGGCCTCACCGTTCTCATGAACATCCGGTCCGCGGAGCTCGTCGCGATTCGCTATTGGCAAAAAGGGTATGCCGTGATCTGTCCGCATCTAAACACGGCTTTCTTTGATGGACTCGCGCCCGACTCGGTCTGGCTTGAAGGTGACCTCGAGATCGTGCGGCGTGTCGATGTCGTTGTGGCGATGAAGAACTACCTCGACTCCGCCGGCGCACGTGCCGAGATCGAACTGGCAAAGTCTCTGGGTAAGGAAATTATTTATGACTGACCAGCAAATCCGCCTCATGTACGGCGTTGACGTCTTGGAAGGCCTCCGGACGCTACCCGACGAATCCGTCCAATGCGTCGTCACGAGCCCGCCCTACTGGGGCCTCCGCGACTACGGCGTCGCCGGCCAACTCGGCCTTGAAAAGACGCCCGAGGAATTCGTCGCGAAGATGGTTGATGTTTTCATGGAGGTCCGGCGGGTGCTGCGGAAAGACGGGACACTCTGGATGAATTTCGGTGATTCGTACTGCGCTGCGGCGACTGGCACGGCTTCTCAAAAAGCATCCCGGCTTGAAGGAGGCAAATTGACGCAAATCGAGGCGTCGCGCAGGCCCGATAAATTTTCCGAAGGCTTAAAACCAAAAGACCTCGTCGGGATCCCATGGATGGTCGCCTTCGCCCTCCGCGCTGACGGGTGGTATCTCCGCTCCGACATCATTTGGGCGAAGCCTAACCCAATGCCGGAAAGCGTTACGGACCGGCCGACGAAGGCGCATGAGTACGTGTTCCTTCTCACGAAAGCCGATCGTTATTTTTACAACGCGACGGCGATCCGGACGATGTGGAAGGAATCGTCTGTCTCGCGACTCGAACAAAAAACTTTCTACCAACAAGAGGGTGGTCCGAAGGATCCCAAAGATGGTAATCGCTCCCACCGAAAAGTTCTTGAGAATTTAAAGCGACGACGCACACCTGCTGGCTGGAACGTCAACCACGATGGCTCTAACTTAATTGGCCGCTACGCTCAAAAAACGGTAACTGCTGAAGAAAAATTGATAGCGGACAAACAACAAGAAGAAAATGGAGCCAACGCCCGCACCGTCTGGACGATACCTACAGAAGCCTTTCCAGAAGCTCACTTCGCCACGTTCCCGCGCGAGCTCGCAAAGCGCTGTATTCTCGCCGGCACTCCCACAGGCGCGACGGTTTTAGATCCATTCTCCGGCTCAGGCACTACCGGCGCCGTCGCCGTCGGCCTAGGCCGTAAGTATATCGGCATCGATCTTAATCCTCAGTACGAAAAAATGGCCCGAGCGAGAATTGGCGGCCTTTTTTTTGTGCCTGAAGATCAGGGAAATAGAGCATGAAAGTATCAGCAAAACCCCTATGAGCAAGACGCTTTCGGACTATCTGTATTACGAGGAGCGGGATCCCGACATCAAGATTTACCAAGGCGACTGCCTCGAAATCATGCCGCTGATACAGGGGGGGGTGGACCTAGTTCTGACAGACCCGCCATACGGCATAAATTACGGGGCCCTACTAAAGGGCAAAGGTGACGGCGTTGGCGGTTCCGACGACAACGGTTGGAAGGATTACGGATGTCCCGATTGGGACCGGGAGCGCCCAAAGCCAGAGGTTTTTTCCATGATTCGGGCCGTATCAAAAAATCAAATTATTTGGGGTGGAAACTACTTCGCCGATCTTCTACCACCATCAATGGGGTGGCTTGCTTGGGACAAGATGCAACGCGAGTTTAGTCTTGCTGACTTCGAGATGGCGTGGACGTCCTGGCGGTCAGCGGCTCGTTGCATTCAATATCCACGAGCCAAAGCGATGCAAGATCATAAACAACACCCAACCCAGAAGGCCCTCCAGGTCATTATTGAGTGCATCCTCCTTTCTGATAAACGCATCAAGCGTGTAACTGGGACGGTCCTCGATCCTTTCCTCGGATCCGGCACGACGCTTGTCGCCTGTAAAGAACTCGGACGCGCCGGCATCGGTATTGAAATTGACCCGAAATACTGCGAGATAGCAAAAACCCGCCTTAAAAACACTCAACGGATGATGCTTTAATGGCCAAGCGCTTTACGGACACAGACAAATGGAAGAAGGGGTTTTTAAAAGCGCTCCCATCCACGTACAAGATTTTCTGGCTCTACCTCTGCGACGACTGCACGAATGCTGGGATTTGGGAAACAAGCGAAATAGACGTCGCCTGCCTCAGGATGGGCGAGAAGGTTGATTTGCAAGAGGCGCTTTCGCTCTTTAACCGCGATGAACAGCGGATCGTTGAATTTGACGGCGGTAAGAAGTGGTTTATCCCAAGTTTCGTCACTTTTCAGTATGGCGAGGATTTCGCCGAAAAGGGCTCTAATAACCGCCTTATTGGGACGGTTAGGGGGTTGCTAGAGAAGCTCGGGCTCTTAGGGCTAATACCCGTTAGGTACCCGTTAGAACGGGTAGCAGAACGGGTCATGGAAAAAGACAAGGACACGGACAAGGAAAAGGAAAAGAAAGAAGGGGGTCCGGGGGAAACAACGGCTGGCACCGGCAAAACGGGCAAGGACACAAAAATTCCCTTCGGAGAAAGCGGGCTCGTCCGCCTCACAGAGCAAGAGGCCTCCAAGCTGGCAGAAAAGCTTGGCATGGAGCGGACGGCCGAATACATCACCCGGCTCGAGAATCACATCGGGTCGAAGGGCGCACGGTACAAGTCGCATTACTTCACGATTTTGTCCTGGGCGTCGAAAGACGGCGACGGGCCGGCAAAAAGGCCCTTTTTGACCAAAGCACAACAACACGCCGTGGACGGCCTGCGGCGATTGGAGGCGAAGTATGAAACTCGAGACGTTCAAAAAGGCGGCGTTATTGATCTCGACCGCCTTCCCGGACCGGAAGTTCGAGCCTGAAATCTACTTCGAGCTTCTGAAAGACCTCCCCGACGAGGCCTTTCTGAAAGCCGTGGTCGGATTTTGCAAAGAGCGGACCGAGCTCTATCCGGGCTCGAACCTGATCGCGATCCTACGAGAGCGAACGCGCGATATCGCAAGACAGCCAGCGATGCTGAAGCTTCCGCAAGGCGGCCGCTTTGAACACGGCCCGACGGCTGAATTCAAGGCATTGATTAAAAAACTCGCGGAGTAAACATGCCTAACCCTGACCTCGCCTACGAGTACGAAGACAAGCCGCGCCGGCGCTTCTCGCACCTGGACCAAAAGCCTCTTCGATTCCACGGCTCAACCTACGTCGAGAAGCGCGATTATACCCGCCTTTCCGGGGCGCTCAGGGCCGTTTACGACCTGATGCAGGACGGAGCTTGGCGCACCGCCTCCGAAGTCGCCGGGGCCTTAAAACACGCGAATATCCCGTCAATCGAATCGCAAATTCGCAATTTAAGAAAGCCAGAAAACGGCGGAAACGATCCGATCCAAAACCCGGACGGACATTTCGTCGAGCGCCGAAACCGAAACGACACGCTCGGCCTTTCTGAATATCGGCTCCTAAAGCACCGGCCGAAGCTCGAGAAGCCCGAGCCGCCGATGGCGCCCGGCGCCGGCGGTCGCATGTTCGAGGAGGCGCTTCGGAAAGAGCGCGAAGGCAAATGACCGAATTCGAGGCCTGGGACTCGCTCTACGCATTCCACGGCTTCACCGCATCGGACGTTCCGCACTACAACGGGACGCACATCCAAATCCTGAGGAAAAGGTGATGGGGTACGACTTCCCAGGTCTCAAGCGAAAGACCCCGCTTCGCCGAAAGACGAAATTTAACGTCGACCCGGAGCTAAACCGCCTCGCCGGGAACCCGCGCGGATCCAAGCTCGAGCGGGCCGTCTATCAAATTCTTCTACTGCGTGAGAAAGCTGGAGAGATTTCGCAGATCCTGCAGCAGCGCCGCGTCGATCTCGGAGACGGCATTTATTGGGCGGTAGATTTTAGCTTCTTCGACCTGACGAAGCCCGGACACCCGCTGACATGGGCCGAGGCGAAGGGCGTAAAGAGCGGCCGCTATAACGTCTGCAAGAAACTCTGGAATAGCCGAGGCCCCGGTCCTCTCGAAATTTGGGAAGGCGACTACCGGCAACCAAAACTTGTAAAAATCATTATCCCGCGCCAATGACCCGCCTCATCCTTCTGATCGTCGTTCTCGGCCTCGCCGCGCTTCTCGTCATCGACAAAATCACATACGACCACGACCTCGAGAGCCAATTCAAAAGCGAGACCGGCATGACGTGGCACGAAGCCGAGTCGATATATTTCGTGAACTACCTCGAGAGCGGCGATGAATAGGATCCCCGACCGAGAGCCCGCCGGCACTCACAAGATCGAAAACGAAGAAGACCTAAAGATTCAACTTTCGATGTTCTGTACCTTCGACCAGGCGAGGATCAAGAGAGTGGTGGACTACTACGAGGAGAAGATAAGAGGGGCGCGAGAATGAGTCAAGGAGTCCAAATCTACATGGAAAGAGGCAAGCCGATTAAAGACATTTGGGCTTACTGCAAAAAGCATAAGTTTCGGATGATCCGCGCCACGTTTAAACAATACCAACCCCTAACCGGAACCTGGCACAAATGGACAGCCGATATTCCAGAACCGTGGTTCAACAATCTCAGAATGACTGAAATTCTCGTCAATCACAGAATTCTCAAGTCGCGCACATGAACTGCCTACAAGCAAAGAAATGGTGGAACAAACCATTCGCTGAACACTGCTGGCACGAAGATGAGCGAGTCTATTCAAAAGAGCACGGCGACGGAACAGTAACTATGCACAAGCGTCCGTGGGGTTGGAACATCTGCTGTTGGTGCAAAAAAGAAAAATACTTTTGTCCAATTTAGGGGCGCGCACACATGAATAACTCAAAGCTAATGGAGATTCTAAACGAGGTTTTCTTCTTCGCTAGGAACATCGGAGGTCAAAAAATCGGCCTTCACCCCGAAGAAGCCGCCGCCCAAATCAAGCAACTACTTAAAGAAACTGTGGTGCTTGAGGAGCGACAAGATTGCGAAAAATACCATTTTCAACCGTGCGGTTGTGGAAACGACGGATGGAACGTATACCGCGCCGAAGTTCTAAAAAGAATCGACGCTCTTGATCTACCCGCCGGGAGGCACACATGAAGCCCACGAACGAGGAGATTGCGCACAGTCTAGCTTTTGGCGTCATCGAAATAAACCCTTCAACAAAAGCGATGTTGAGTCAAAGAATAGCCGAGGCACAAAAAGCGAAAATTAAAGATGCCCTCGAAGTCAAAGACTCCGAAATCCGCGCCCTCCAAGAAAAGCTGGAGAAGGTTGAGGCTGAGCTACAGGACTACAAGGACAGCTACAGCGCGGCCAAGAGCGGCCTTCGCCCGGACGAGGTGCATTGCGCCTGTGCGTATCAACTGAAATTGGCGCTCGAGGCGGCTGAGAAGGAACGAGACGGTTATAAGTTAGCCTTTGATTTAAAAGGCGTCGAACACGATCAATGCCACAAAAGCGCGGATAGTGCATGGAAGAAAGTAGACCACCTCCGCTCCCTGCTCATGGGGGCGCGTGAGGCGCTTCAATGGGCCAATGAAATGTTTACGGCTCGCGATGAGATGAACGCGAAGGTTCATTGTTCGCCGGTGAGACTGTCCCCAATCACGGAGCGCGTGAAGCAAGCCCTCGCGCACATCGACAAGGAGCTTGGAGCGTGAGCGAAGACGAACGGCGTTACCAAACAGACATCCTAAAAAATGCGATCTTCGCGTGTATCGACAAGCACGTTGAGCAGTATCAGATCACGTTTGCGGAGGCTGTCGGGGTTCTGGAGTGCTGCAAGTTCCAGATTATCTGCGAAATGCGCGGCATCGAGCCGGAACAATGAAACCAACGAACAAACCAAAGTTACCAGAGCACCTCGGGATTAGTTGGTACGAGCTGAGCGAATGGCTAGATTCTTTCGGGTCTATGCCAGTCAAACGGCATCGCTACAAGAATTTGTCGAAGTGGGAACTAGACCAGGCCCATATTTTCGAGCTTGAGAGCGGTAAGTTCGCCTTTGTGTTGGAGGAGGGTTGTTCGTGCTACGAGCCAAGATACGCCAGCATTGACGTTCTTCCAACTCTTGCGGACGCGGAAAGAAAATTCAGGGAATGGGAACAAATTAAGAGGATGCCGTGATGACCCATCAACAGGAGTGCGCGGGATGATCCCCCTAGAACGTCAGGTCTGTAGTCTTGCGTGGGCGCGGAAGCTTAAGAAACTCGGGGTGGGGCAGCAGAGCGCGTTTTATTGGTGTCAGCGCGTAGACCCTAAAACCCAATACGAATTGGAATTGGGGCGTAACATTCACTCGCGATTGTTTCTAGAGCAAGAGTTTATCGCCGCGTTCACTTGCGCCGAGCTGGGCGAGATGTTGCCGCAAGGTTGGGAATTTATCTTCTACCACACGATTAGAGGTCCGCACCGGATAGATTGCAATTTCATCCCGAGCGTGAACGAGGGCAGGTTCCTCTCGAATTGGTTCGAGGCCGACACCGAAGCCGACGCCCGCGCAAAAATGCTCTGCTACTTAATCGAGAACAAAATCATCACCGTCGAATCGGTAAATGAGAGGTTGGGCGCACCAAATCTAAATAGGGGGTAGGGATGCCAGAAAAGGAGTCTAAGACGTTCATTGTGAGCTTCTATCCAGACAAAGACGCTCAAGGTGGAGCACTTCGGCAAACGCTTATAGCAAAAGTCCCTCATCATCTTCACGGAAGGCTGTTGAACATGGCGCAGAAGAAGGGTAAGGAACTCAAAGCGAAGAGTTTCGCAATCTTCGTTCAGGCTTGCCCGAGAATATTTGTTATTGATTATCCAGAGACAGAGGAATGAACGCCGTAGGCACACCGCCTAAATCAGAGAGGTTGGGATGAGCGATCCGAATCTTTGCGACAACTGCAAGCGTGAACCCGAACCGTTTAAAACGGATGAGGGCGAGATGGCCTACTGGATCAGGGTGCCGAAGGAAAGCCAAGACCCCGCACACCTGACATCTTCCCTGGAGTTTGCGTTCATCGCCATTGTGCCGGAGAACCCAGGCGAAAAGCGCCACCCCGATAAAGACAAAGAGAATTATTACTGGTGCGGGAACTGCGCTGGCTCCGCTTACCCGGACAATGAGGTTCTTCCATGACGCCCCGCAAACGCCGCAAGCAGTATCCGAGCGCAAAGGGGTTCGCGTTGGAAGCCGAGAGCGCTAGTAGTCCAAGGCAGATATTTGTAAGCACGGTTTGTTATGCGCGACCAGATTGGCATTTAATCGATCACCTTCGCCGCATGGGTTGGAAAAAGATACGAGTCGTTGAGGTTGAAGTGCGGAGGATTTCATGAAGAAACGCCGCAAGCCGAAGGCGCATCGGCATCGTTACTCCCGCGTTCGTTTAATACCTTGTGAGTGCCCGGACTGTCTGGGGTGTGCAGAGGAGCGGGTCTGTAAATGCGGAAAGGTGAAGCCATGAAGAAACGCCGCAAGCCCGTTGCTGACATCTTTCTGGGAGGTTTCGGTATGGAGCTAATGGATATACAGCGTCGATGGATACCGAAGGTGGGGGAGGCATACTTTGTCGTCTCGCTTGAAGCGCAAGAGGTAAGAGTTTACGGCCCTTGGTACAGAACAGAGAATGAGCCTGATTCATGGTTCCTGCTCAACACCTTCCGCACAAAGAAAGAAGCCCAGGAAGCCGCGAAGAAGATCACGAAAATTTTGAGGGGGTGCGCGTGAGCGAAAACAAACTAATAGCGGTAAAGATTGTGATGGATGCGGTGAATGTTCATAACGGAAATCCTCTCAATCTTGAGGAAGATATCAAAGTTGCCCTCGACGCCAAAGACGCCCGGATCGCCAAGCTGGAAGCGGAGGTGGTGCGCGTGAGCGGTCAACTGATGGGAGCGGATTGCCAAGAACATCCAGAGGGCGGCAAGCGGCACTTATACGCCTTCTGTAGTTGCGACATCGCCGCCAAAGACGCCCGTCTCGCCGAAATGGATGACCGGATCGTACAGCAAAGCCTTGTGCTCGAAGGCTACAAGGTTCTTGCTGGCCTGAGCGACCCTGACCCGATCAAGATTTTCGGCCTCATCGAGGAAAAAATTAAGCGCCTCCAACGCGTCGTCGATGCGGCGCGGGTTGAGCTTCAACACGCGGCCAACAGAGACCACCACGGCCACGAAGCGCCCGATTACAAGAAATGCCCCATGCGAATTTGTATCGGGTACAAAAACATCCTCGCCGCCCTCGACGCGGCACAGCGGGGGAAGGAGGGAACTAAGTGATTATCGTCTGCCCGTATTGTGGGCCCGAAAGCCTTGCTTATGCGGGGCGCGTTGTCTCTGAGCCGTGCGGAAGTTGCCTTGCGAGGGTCGAAGCGCACCGGAATAATCCAAAGCCCAAGAAGGAGGAAGCCGATGAGTAGTTTTGCTTGTGAATACTGCGGCACATTCCTGGTTGATACGCCAAATGGTTACATCACCAAGTGCGAACATTATCCGAATAGACGCATGACTATTGGCGAATATGAAGACCATAAACGGTGGCTTAGTGGACTCAAGACTATCTCTGAGAGGAAGGCCGATGAATAAGAAGGCCCGAATATTAACTGTGGAATTGTGGGACTTAATTGGCACGTTCGCGGTTGTGGTCTTAACCACCGCATCACTCGCGTACATCTTCGGGCACAGCCACGGAGCAAATAAGGTGATCCGATATTACAAAGAAATGAGAACGCTGTTGTGAATAAGAACGTGCGGGAGGAGCTTGAGCCGTGGATATGAATAAGCGTGGAGTTTTTTATGTGTTGACGGCGGCGATTCTAGCAACAATCACGCTATTTTTCGCATATATCGAAGGATATAGGCACGGCACTTCAAACGTAATTGGATATTTCTTAGATAAGGTTTTTGAGATTGATCCAACATTAACTGAAAATAACATTCGCGCTCTTGTTGAAGATGTTGAAAGGCGAGGATGAATAAGAACGCCAGAAGCGGACCCGCACACAGGCAGAAAGGCAGAGATGAATAGGGACAAACAGAGGGTCTTGGAGCAAATTTTAGACCTTATGGGGAAAAACGCCATCAGTATTGATGACGTTCTGCACGGACTTCGTGATCGACTGTTGATAACGAAAGACTCTAAATGAATAAGCTCCTAATCTTCTTAGCCTTAATCTTCTCTGGGTGCGCGACGGATAACTGCGACCTTCAAAAAGTAGACGAATTTGCGTTCAGTAAGAACTGCTGGAAAGAGGTCTACTTCACGGACTCGTTCAATGTCCAAAGGCTCGATAAGGAGGGATGTAAGTAATGGGTTGTTGCAGGTGGTGTGGGCGCGTCGAGCCGAATAATAAAATGCACGACGGTTGCGGGTTTAGTGTTGAAGGCTTCAAACCCTCCAAGGAAATTCAAGAGGCCATCGAGCATTGGAAAGAGCATTGGAAATGGGAGAGGATGAACCATATTGAGATGGTCAGGAGGGAGAGCGGGACAAAGAGTTGGGAATCAAGGAAGCGGAATCTCTCGGCTATAAGCAAAGCAATGAAAAAGGCACCAAGCGGGGTGGTTGTCCGATGATCCTCTTTCCTCTAAAGGCTCTCTGGGTCGCGTTTCTTTTTGTCTCATGGGCGGTACTCGAGATCATCTGCGGCCGGGAGAAGTTTTTTATACTCCTCGCGGCCCTATTCATCCTATGGAGGTTCATCAAATGAGGAGAGGGATAGTCAGCAAAAGCAAGCTTTGGGGCGCTCTTTGGAAGTTACGGGAAATGAACACCGTCTCCATCAAGCGCAACGGCGAGGTCCGGATCATCCGTTGCGACTCAATCCACAAGGAAGTCCCAAAGCAGCAGCGCCGCGGACATATCTGTGACTGACTTCATCTGCGTTCGGTGTAGGAAAAACAGATCGACCCATAGCGGCTTCGTTCCAACCGCCGGCGGCTACTTCTGCCACGGCTGCTTTCAGGAGCTAGAAAACCCGCGTCTCGGGATCTTGAGGCCCGTATTAATCATCCTTTCGATCGGCGTGATTCTCGGCGTATGGCTTCGGAGTATGTTTTTTTAATCAGGAGAAAATTATGACTGACGAAGAATATCGGGCGTCTCAGGAGTTTAAGCGCGACCTTCGGGTTTGCATTATTTGGTCGGTCGTCATTGCGGCCCTCTTCTTTTTTGTGGGGCGGGTGAGTGCGTGTGAGAGTTACGAAGATTGTATGGAAAAAGCCAGGGCCAATAGTGCTTTAGATGAATATGGAACGCGGTACGCATCTATCGCGGTCGCCTACAAGCTAGACGAGATCAGCCGGAAGCTCGACGCATGATCGAAAAAGCCGTTCGCATCTCATTCCGGGTCATGGCCGCGTTCTGGATCCTATCGCCCGTCACGTTCTTAGTCGCAAGGCTCACCGGCGTTTATAACTTCCGCTACGACGTCGCGGTATTCGCCGCGCTTTCGCTTATCTCCTTCGTGACGATGTTTTTTGCCTACTCGCCCGATCAGCGTGATTAGGCGCCAGTACCGGAGAATCCGAAAGAAGGTTATCGAACAGGCGGGCCTCGTCGCCAAAAAGCCCTGGGGCCATTGGAAGCGCGTCGCCTCAACCCTCGAGGTCGGGCGCCCGATGGAAGTGCAAAGCCGGGTCGAATACCTGGCGATCTACTACGCCGCCAAGGGCCTTGGCTTTAAGATCGCGCTTCGCCGAGGGAAGGTTTACCGGATCGAATGAACGGACTTTTATACAAAGTATATATTCTCACGTTGAAAATAGTAGGGGTTTCTCCTATGCTCTAATTAGGGAATTTCCTAACCGCTTTCGCGCTTGCCGGCCGAGATAAGCGGAGACGAAATGCCTTTCACTCGTGCCGGCAAGCCGAGTTCACGCCGCGGGGGCTCACTAACCCTGAGACTCCGCGGCGCCTTCTTTTCGGCCTGCCCCTCCCGCGATGGCGCCTTTTAGCGATGCCGTCCCTCCACGCCACGAACGCTCTTATGACTCGTATTGGCGCCTCACCGGCGAATTCGGCCCCTTGTCCGAGTTCCAGTTCCAAATGAAACTCCAAAGCCTCGCCCGCCTCCGCGAAAGGACATTTGAGAAGCATGTCGCTCCCGACCGACTTCATTGAGTCCATGAACGAACCCGAGACGCCCTCCGAGCGCCGCTTCCACCGCGCTGCCGACGTCTTCTGGATCGTATTCCTCGCCTTTGGTGGGGTATGGGTCTGGGGAAAGATCCTCACCGCCTTTATCGGGCTTTTCTCATGAACCCCGACACCTCGATCGTCATCATGGACGCCGACACGATCGTCCGCTCCCAAAACATGCGCGAGCAGTTCATCTTCGTCATCCGCGGCAACGACGTGTGGTACATGGACACCGCCAAAGACGACTTTTTCCTGACTGAGTACCCCGAACTTAAAGGCCTCCGCGAGGCCCACAAGAAGGCCATCCGCGCCTACGTGAAGGGGAGGGTGGCGATCTGATGGCAAAGCCCGGCCCGAAGGGACCGTCGAAGTATAGGCCCGAGCTCTGCGATGAATTGCTCGAGTTTTTCGATATCCCGCACTCCCGCGTCATCAAGACCGTCACGACCGGCAAGGGAGATTTTGGGAAGGTCGAGGAAAAGGAAGTCGCCAACGACCTTCCACACTTCGTAACCTTCGCCCAGAAGATCGGCGTAAGTGTCGAGACACTAAACGCTTGGACGAAAACTTACCCTGAATTTTCTGAGGCCTACTCAAAGGCGAAGCTGATAAACGAGCGGATGCTTGCCTCGAATGCTCTAAAGGGCCTTTATAACGCGACCTTCGCGATCTTCATGGCCAAAAACAAGTTTGGATGGAGAGACGAGCAGCACATCAAGGGCGAAGGGGTCGCGCCTCAAATCGTAATCGTTAGGGCCGATGGAAATAAAACTGAAACCCTATCAGGACGGCTTCATCTTCACCGAAGCTCCGTTCCCGGCAATGGTATCAGCCTGGGGAACGGGGAAGAGCCTGTGTCTGATTC